GCAAAACTTGGTAGGCACAAAGTGAGTCTGCCGGACTCATTGCTCGACCTGATTGTGTTGGTGCAGCGGGAGCCTATGACAGCCAAGGAGCTTGCAAGGCAAACAGGTCTGTCTGTTGAGTTCTGTCGGTCGATTATTAGGCGTATGCACCAGAGAAAGATGCTCTACATCGCTGATTGGGAAGTTGTCCTAAACGGCAGGATAAAGCTGCCGATGTACCGGTTTGGACAGGGCAGAGACTTGCCCAGGCCACCCAGGGAGCCAAACATACTGGTCAAGCGTCGGTGGAGGGAGAAGCAGAAGGCCAGGAGCGTCTACGACCCGTTTTTTGCAATGTGTCGTCCAATGTTGTAAGATTGATCTGTTGGCGTCGAAACCGACAGAGAGTCCTTAGAGCTATCTCCCGCCCAGTCCCACAGATTGGGTTTCGACCGGGGGTTAGCCCTAAGGACTTTTTTGTTTGTTCCGCGCCACTCCAAGTCAACCGCACGAGGTAAGGTCATGGAAGGCGAGCCTAGTACAAACAAAAAGACTGTGCAGCAATTGCACAGTGCGATTGACCCTAAGTTTGCAGTCTTTATGCGATCTGAGTCTGGTCAATCAGCAAAGTTCAAATTCCTGCATGACAGCTTAGAAACGGCCATCGAGAGATGCAGGGAATACGCATCCAATGCAATCAGTCACGGTCATTTTGACTTTACCTACTATGCCATTGAGATCAAGCATCGTGTTGGCATTGAGCGTGGCAAGCCTGTTGATGAGTCAATGAAGTAAGGACTGTTCGATCCCAGCAACTGCTGGGCGTACTCCGCACGATAGCAAGAGCCTGCATGGGCTGCGCGGAAGAAAACACCGGCCAATCCTCACCCTGATTGCGAGCCGACCAGCCTGTCTGCTAGGGACTGGTGTAGACGCTTGGGACAGCGGTGGTAGACCACCCAGGCATCGAAACAATAGCAGCCTCCGGGTACTCTGGTTCTAGCACTAGATGCTGAGAATGGGAGAGGTAGAGCAAAGAATGTGTTGCTCCACCCTGGGGGAACTATGTCTAAACAGATATAGAGCTATAGACAAGCACAGATCAATAGAAAAATATCATCACTCATCGAGCAGTGAACGATCTATGCTACGCATTCCAAGGAGCAAACATGAAACCAGAAGACGTTACACAAGAGTGTTGGGAATACTTCCTACAACACAGGAAGGTCAAGAAAGCGATCGTCACTCCCAGAGTGATCAGCATGATCAGGGCAGAAGCTCACCAAGCAGGATGGACGCTAGAGCAAGCACTAGATCACATGGTGCTGATGGGCTGGAGAGGCTTTAAGGCTGATTGGGTTGAGAGGAAGAAGCAAGACCTGTGGGATCAGCTTACAGGGCGCAATGTCATCGACATGGAGCAAGTACGATGCAAAGCTATAGTGAACGGTTGATCGAGCGGTTTGGTCTGCTCTGGGGAAAGCAGAAGGTTCTAGCGCAGTTTGGATCGACTCCAGGCGAGATTGCTGCTGCTAAAGAAGCATGGGAGGATCAGCTTCGATCAACGTCACCAGAGGTCATTAAACGAGTCCTGGACTATCTCAGGACAGATCCTCCGGATTGGCCACCGTCACTCGCGCAGTGGATCAAGCTCTGCAAGGAACACAACAGACCAGAGCATAAGACCGCGCTGCCACCACCGTCCAAGGAGATCACTCCGGAAGGCCAGAAGCTCATCCAGTCTGCTGTAGCACAGATCAGGACACCAGCATACGATCCGTTGCATTGGGCAAAGCATCCAAAGTCAGCACAGGCTGTCATGCTGCTCTGGAGAGGTGTCAAGCAAGACACTAGGCTCAGAGACATCTGGGATCACCACATTGCCACAGACGGACGGGACTGCACTCCGGAGGCTAGGGGTCAACTGCTGGCTATAAAGGAAATCTATAGACCTGTCGCTGTCGATTAAAAAATATTTCAACAAAACACAACACAAACAAGAAAGGTTGATGTAAAGTTTCACTTAGCAGCACACACAACCAAGGAGCAGAAATGAAGATCAAAGCATCAACCCTTGCCAAAGCTCTGGAAGCAATCGAGTGGGCAAACAACCAGATGACCAAGGATCGGCCAGATACTTTGTCGTTTTTGGCAACCCTGGATGCCAAAATCAACATCAAGGTGGTTCTGGAGTCTTTGCAGGTAGAGGTCGAGGATGAGTACCTGCGTTGAGTGTGGATCCTGGTCATCCAAGACACTGGAAACAAGAAAAGACACTCGATACTGGTGGATCTGGAGAAGGAAGAAATGTCAGGACTGCGGAGCAACCTGGGCCACATACGAGGTTCCAGTGCAGTCACTGACAGCAGAAGCTTCTAACCCCGATGGAAAACTGGAGCGAAGATAATGGAAATTGAAACCAGGATTCAAGGCATCCCTTGCATCGTCAAGCTGGTCAGCTATGAGCGAGTCAATGGATCTTTCTCTCGCAACTCTGCATCGGATCTGGACTACTACGGATGGAGCGATGCAACTTATCAAGTGTGTGACCGCAGAGGTAGGCCAGCACCGTGGTTGGAGCGTAAAGCTACCGACAAAGACTGGATGAGCATCGACATTCAGATGGATCGCGTTAGGGAGTATCAGAATGACTAGGCAACAAATAAAACAAATGATGCACGAGTCAAAAGCAATCGAATGGTTTGATTCTGAAAACATGGACTGGCTGGAGTATGTAAATGTATTTGATAGGTTTGCCAGCCTTGTTGTTGCTGCTGAACGCGTTGCAATCGAAGAGGCAGAGAAGCCGCGCCAATGGGTCGGGCTGACGGATGAGGAAGTACATGAGGGGTTTTGCCATGTCGAGTACGAAGCCCCAAACGACTGGAACACCGACCCGGACGATTGGTGTCAACAGTTTGCTCGCTACCTTGAAGCAAAGCTAAAGGAGAAGAACGGGTGACACACGATGACATCATTCGCATGGCAGCAGAGGCTGGATTCATCATCGACCAGGAGTCCAGGCAATTCCAGCCCAACTGCATCTCACACACTCATCATGTCATCGATGAGCAACTTACCCGGTTTGCAGAGCTTGTCGCTGCGTTTGTCAAGAAAGATCAGCGCACATCCATCGGTGCATTGTTGAGGGACTGATGCAGCCAGACAACGCACAGACAGACGCAAGCCTATTCTTTCGCACGATGGACACCTGTCCAATCAACAAGAAAGTTCAGCTACTCAACAAGGCTGGAATTGCAACAACAGGATGGTGGGACGGGAAAGAAAAGTGGTATATCGGTTGGTTTCCCATTCCCAAAATCCCTGACAACCTAAAGAAGGAGATCGTCGGTGACACCAGAACTTGATCAGGTCTACAAATCAATCCCAGAGCAACGGTTGATCGCAGCGGTTGTCGCAACCGCAATGCGTGATGCTTGCATCAAACCATTCAAACCATTCGGAGAAAAGCACTTCAAACTGACATTCGACTGCTTAACCGCTCACGATTTTCTGTGGACAGATGCGTTGGAAAGTTATCTGCACTACCTGGATATCGAGGTAAGTTACTTCCGAAAAGCACTTATCAAAGCAATGGACGATGACACGGAGAAAAAGATTGGATCATTCAACTCAGAAGACAGACGAGCATTCCGGTTCAACAAGAGGCTCTGGGATGCTCAACAACCCGGTGGACTGGTCGTCGCACTGGCTGACCCTGAATCAGATGACTGGAAATCTGTGGATCCAACTTTTGAACAAAAATTACAACGAAGCTCAAAATTTGTTGGTGGAAATGGCAGCACAAGCCAGACTCATGTCTCAGTTTCTGAAAATCCAGAAGGAGTCTGATCATGGCAACAATGTCTTTCGATGAGCTTTATGTGCGGGTTGTCGGTTGGAGTCGGGCCAGACAGATCATCCCAAACTCAACAGCTAACGCTCAGTTTCTCAAGATGGTCAGTGAGATGGGTGAGCTTGCAGATGGGATTGCAAAGAAGGATGTTGCTCTAACCGCTGATGCTGTGGGCGATGTTCTGGTATGCATGATCAACTTCTGTGAGCTTGCAGGGCTGGATATGCTGGATTGCCTGGAAGGTGCGTATAACGAAATCAAAGACCGGAAAGGCACTCTGATGCCTAACGGGGTGTTTATAAAGGAGACGATCGTATGAAGCTGGCCACAGACTGTTATGTTTTGAGAGGCATCACCTGGGTTCCACACTGGCTGAAGCGTGGAAAGTTTGTCTCACCGGGTTATGGTCGGCAACACATGGTCGAGATGACAGCGCAAGAGTTGCTGGTGAAAGGCGCACAAAAGCAACCAGAACTGCTGTTTCCGTCTGCAAGATAAATCTGGCACAATTGGGGCGCTCCTTCCTTGGGTGTCTCCCCGATTGTGCCTCCTGCGTGGAGGCACTTTTTTTGATACCAAAACGACTTCATTTCGTCTGGGTTGGTGATGAGTCCAAACGTCCAGACGCAGAGATCCAGTCCTGGATCGACAAGAATCCAAGCTACACGGTCACGGTCTGGGGTAACAGCGACCTGAAAGATGGCTGGCTCCTTGCAAAACATATGCGGCACTACTGGGAGCGAGAGCTTTGCGGAGTTGCCGACTGTATGCGCTGGGAGATCCTCTACAACCACGGTGGGATCGCACTGGATGCTGACAGCCTGTGTGTCAGACCGCTCGAGGACTGGCTGTTAGAGCCGGATGTCTTTGCGTCTTGGGAGTCAGAGATCAAGCGTCCAGGGCTGATCGCAAACGGTGTGGTCGGATCAGTCCCGCGCCATCCGTTCATTGGTCAGATCATCAAAGACCTGGAAAACGACACTCCAGGCGATAGGATGGCCTGGGAGTTCTCAGGGCCAGCAAGAATCACTCAGACAATGCACGAGCATGAGTTCAGCGATCTCACTGTTTATCCGTCTCATTACTTCCTGCCTGAACACTTTGCTGGCTCCCGCTA